CAAAACAAGCAATATATTCTGAATGTCGATGGTTGTCTCACTGGAGATGCAAACATAACATTAATGGGTAAAAATGGTAAAATGGTATTTTATTATTTCAAAGATGGTAAGTTAGTAGATAGTAAAATGGGACGCTAAGTAGTTAGAGTTAATTCGTATATTTGAGCATAATAAAAAGATATAAATTTAAAATTAAGGTTATGAAATTTCAAGTAGGTAATATTGTTAGATGGAATAAAGTAAGCAGAGACCATTCAGTTTATTATGGAGCACAAGCTAGAGTAAAATCAATTGAGGATTCATATATGATGGAGATTGAATGGATGAAAGATTATAATAATATTGAATTAGTTAATGGACAAATGGATGGAAATTACTTTCAGAATGATTTTGAATTAATGGACATTAAATAATAAAACACAATTCGTATATTTCAGTATAAATAAAGATATAAATTTAAAAATTAAGGTTATGAAAAATTATTTAGTAGTAGGAATAGAGGATAGTAATGATAATTATTTAGTAAATGATTTAGAAGGATTAATCAAGGAAATGTATGAATGTGAATTGTTTGATAATGAATTTGAAGTAGTTAAAGGGTGGTTTTTTGATAATTATAAAGTATTTGTTAGTGAAAGTAATATAGTTGAATTAAATGAGGCATAAGCAAATATAAATCCAGTTCGTATATTTCAGTATAATTAAAAAATTAAAAGTTATGTTAGGTTCAATTGTTTATGTATTGTTGATTGCTGTTATTATTTATGTTACAAAAATATTATGTGAGGTAGCAGATAAAAAGAGATTAAGTGATGAATATAAAGGACAAAAATAATTAAAATACAGTTCGTATACTCCAGTATAAATTTAAAATATAAATTTAAAATTAAACGTTATGAAATGGTTTAAAGTATTAGAAGTAAATAATGTTATTTCAGAAGTAATGGGATTCGAAAATTGTAAATTTCGAGTTCATACTGATAGTTGTAGAGTTCAAGATATAGAAACTGGGGAGATAATTAATGTAGATAATAATAGTACTAATAATTTAGAAGTGGAAATAATAAATAAAGTAAGTGACTTTGATTTAATAGAGGGAGATGAGTTTGGAATTAGGACATAAAACAATAAGATCCAGTTCGTATATTTAAGTATAAATAAGTTAAAACATATGGTTATGAAAAAGCAAGACATGATTAAACAAATTCAACAAACTGAAGCGAGTATGTTTCTACAGTGCAAACAAGATGAGCATACGTTTGGTTCTGACAGTTCAATATATAAAACATCTAGAGCCAATTGGAATGGTGTTTATGAGTTAATGAATAAGCTAGGTATTAAACCTGATTATACCCTGGATGAGCATAATCAAATTGTAGAGTTAATAAATATGAAATATAGGAGTGTAGGGGATGTAGAGATATGATCCCCTTCTCTCGTACCGTATATATACTGGATGTGGGGGGCGGTATGGTATATATATGGTATTGGGTGTAGGGCCCCATGTGCGCGGGTGTCAATACGGTGCGGGGGTGTGGTGGGGCGTGAATTAGACGCCTTCACAACTCGCTTACAAAACCTTCACATCGACATTGTATATCCTTATATATCAAATAACATATTATTAAATTACCATTAACCAACCGGGAACCGTTTATCCCATCTCTAACCAACCATTTCTTTACCATTTTACCCACCAACCAATTATATACCTATATCCTAAACATTTACCCTATCTATTTCCAATCCCAGGTTAAGCATACAAATAACCCCCCACAAAACCAAATAAAATTTCGAAACAGGCAAACATTCCAGAAACCCACAAATTCCAAATCCTTCTTTCTGTACCCTTTTTCAACCGTCGACAAAATATATACCAATATACTCATCCGTTTATCCATATTTCCCATGTACCGGGTACATGTCTCCATATTTTCCCTACCCCCCATATTCATCATCCGTTTCCTCATCCCATTCATCCTACGTTTCCCTTAACCCCTATTTATATCTATTTTTAAACCCCGGTTTCAATATACAATATAAAAACATTGGCGCCAAGTTTTTTTCAACAATATTTATAAACATGATGAAACTTATTAAAATACCATTTTACCTTGCAATTGGATTTGCGACTCTAGCCCTATCACCCATATTATTAATCAAATCAATTATCCAGTAATGGCTACATATACTTCAGAACAACTTTATGGTAGCGGAAGTTACGCGCCAAACTTAACGAAAAATACTACTTACACGTTCAGTGTCGATAACCCGGGTAATAGCGCTTATCTCGCGCTCGAAACTAATTTATCTACGCAAGAATATGCGTATACAAGTGCGTCACCTAAAAACTTATCCGGTTCGTTCGCAAACTACACCAATATTGTGAACAATGTATCATTTAGCGATTATATTGCCGCTTTTTCAATCCCATCAGGTTCTTGTTCATTCACATTCACCCCTGCAACCAATGTAGTTGGAACTACACTTCGAGTAAGAGGAACGGGTAGAGTATCGCTTACCATTAGTTAAAAAATATTTGGTTTTAACCCAATACTTTCGTATATTAAACCATATTAATAAATCAAATATGGATACTAATTATAAAAAAGGAAAAACTATTACCACATCTGACGGAACCATCATGACTACATTTGATGGTAAATTACATAGCTGGGATGGCCCAGCTGTTATACCACAGGGTAATGAAAAATTAGCAGAATACTACATTAACGGAATCAAGATGACTCACCAAGAATGGAAAAAAGCATTGCGTGGTCGTGAAGGTTTACCGTGGTTTAAAAGTGGTGCCATAAATGCCCGTTTTTAAATTAAAAATACATTAAAAATAAAGGTTATGAAATATATTACACTCGAGCAATCATTCAAATTCATCCCAACTAGCGAAGACGGATACACTCACTTTGAACCACATTATTTTACCACAGTTGAAGACAATGGGTGGGATAAAGTAATTTACTTTACCAATAAACCAAAAAAAGAATTTGGTGGGGTAAATGGTGAGCAATTTGTGTATATTATGTCAAACAAATACATGCCTGATATAATTAAAATAGGCTATACATCATTAAATCCATACGATAGAGCACAAATATTGTCAAAAAACACTGGTGTGCCCGACGAATTTGTAGTTGATTTTGCATATAGATGTATTGATGGGAGGAAATTGGAAACGATGGTGCACGAACATTTTAAATCATTTCGTATTAGAAAACAACGTGAGTTTTTTAAAATAGGAGCCGATGAAGCCATTGATGTAATAGTTAATATAGGTAATAGTTTGTAATATGTATGATTGTGCGCAAATCAATTAATCTAACGCGCGGATCAATTACTAAAATATAATATATACATAGAATTATGAATTTGGAGAGGGTATTTGATTTATTCGGTTTCTTCGATAACGATAAAGAAACCAATAAGCGTTTAGAGCAAGAAGTAGATGATTATAAGTCTACACCTCATTTCAAGGTTAAAATGTTTATTAAATTGATCAACAATGGAATCATTTTCAAACGCCAAGTAATTGATTTTTTTCAACAAGCTGACCCTAGCCTAGACAAAGCTGACATAAACGAAGCTGGGGATTTTGTCATGTATACTAGAGCATGGTTTTGGATAAGCCAATGTGACTTAACAGATGAAAAATGGCAAGAATGTTTGCGATTTATACCCCACACTAAATTAAATGAATGCATTAACCCATGTATGGAGCACTACCTAGCCCTTGAAGAATATGAAAAATGTGCCCTGCTCAAACAAATCCAGGACTTCATTGAAAATGCTTGACATACCAATTTTGGTTTCGTATATTAATCTATAAATATAAATAATAAGTTATGAATTTATCACCTGAAGCGATCCTAGGCAACTGGGAAAAAATGTTGGGGTATATCGAAACATACATCGAATCCCCACGTAAAGAGAAATTATTAGCATTCTATGAAAAATTTGCAGATCGCATAATGATGATGCCTGCTAGTCATAAAGCTGAATACCATAATGCATTCCCTGGAGGGTATGTTGAGCATGTTAATAGAGTAATTGAATGTGCTTTAGATCAACATTGTATTTGGGAAAGACATGGTGTTGATACTTCTACCTATACTGTTGAAGAATTAGTATTTTCTGCATTAAACCATGATTTAGGTAAAATTGGTGACGAAAAACACGAATCATATATACCACAAACAGATCAATGGAGAAAAGACAAGTTGGGCGAGGATTATATGTTTAATGAATCATTACCATTTGCTTCCGTCCCTGATAGAGGTTTATTCCTACTTCAATCCCATGGTGTACAATACTCATTCAATGAAATGATCACCATCCAGACACACGATGGATTATATGATGAAGGTAATAAAAAATACCTCATATCATTCATTCCAGGACAAAAACCACGTACTTCACTTCCATACATAGTACATCAGGCTGATTTAATGGCCGCTAGGATTGAATTTGAGAGAGAATGGTTCCCGAAATTAGGGAAAGAGAAAAAAAACGTGCCTGCCGTAAAGAAAACTAGTACATTCAACCCTACCAATTCCAAAAAAGACACAGTTCGCAACAAAGCGTTGGGATCTATCAAAAGTGATAATTTACGAAATTTATTAGACAACTTATGATACTAGCAATTATAATCACTTTATCCATTTTAGTTTTAGTTTTAGGTTTTACTACATACAACCTATTTAGGAAACAAGAAAAATCTGAAACCATATTAATTAGTTACCTTGACTATTTAGACAAATTATCTAGAGTAATTGAGGTTTCGGATAATAAAATTAAAGAATTAGACCAAATGGGTGCATTTGCTAACGATGATGAAACTGGAGTTATATTTGATGGAATTAAACAAATACAAGAAATACTCAACGAATTCAACGTAAAGCAACAATAACCTACCCCATGCCTAAAGTAGCTAAAGACAAAAATTATTTCACACAAGATACTGAAGATGCTATTGTATTATACAATAACACACCTGATCCTGAATTACGAAATTTAATTTATGAACGAAAAATCCACTACGCATTTTTCAAATTAACCCAAAATATAATTCATACATTTAAATTTTACCACACTGAGGTAGATAATTTGGAGCATCTGCAACATGAAATAATCACATTCTTATTAAGTAAAATCCACCTATTTAACCCTTCAAATGGTGCCAAAGCATATTCATATTTTGGTACTATTGTGAAGAGATGGTGCATTATATATAATAATAAGATGTATAAGAATAAAGTACAAAAAGTTGCTGTAGATGAATTAAACAATGATCATAACCAAGCGTATACATTAGATTCAACTCCGGTAGACGATAAATTATCTATATTCATGGATCAATATGTAAATGAAATGACTACATTAATTCACACTATATTTTCCAAAGATCAAGATGTTAAAATAGCAGATTCAATACTGGAATTATTTAGAAAACGTGACTTAATTGATGTGTTCAATAAAAAAGCACTCTATATCTATATCTATGAGATGGTCCCAGACATCAAGGCACCTCGAATCACTAAGGTCGCTAATGTTATGTACGATATATTCAAGAAAAACTACACGTATTATTTAGACCATAATTATATAGAATTTACTACGTAATATTTATCACTAAAATATAATGAGTAATCTAGATGCAGTAATATTCGGAAAAAAGAAATTTTCCGACATGTTACAAGAAATATACAACAATCAGAAGAAAAAAGAACAACAAATAGCGGCATTAATTAATGAGTTAAAACCATTAATAAATGACATAGGTGATGCTACTTTAGTGGTACCGTTGATCAAAGAATACATGGAATTGGGGTTGAAAAACGATGAACAACTAATTAAAATGGCTACCATTGTTCAACGTTCTTTAGGTCAAAGTAAATCAGACGATGATAGTTTGGGTATGACCGAAGAAGAAAAAGCACAATTATTGGCTGAGGTTAAAAATTTTAAACCTAAAGATTAAATGGGAGGATATGCTAATTTTGGGAATAAAAGTCAAATACGCTCATCGGTAACTACTAATTCATCGTCACCGTTAAATTCAAATTTTGATTCACTTAATGCTGTTGTTAAACAGGTTATCACCACTGATAACCCTGACCCCATATTAGATCCTGTTACTGGTGAGAAATATACCCAATTAGGGACAATATTAGCTGAATCTATTTTAGCTAACTCCACCGGAAGAAAATACATAGCTACTCCTAAATCATCGTATGTAATAAACATACCAACTATAAACGAAATTGTTACCCTATACCCCCTACCAACCAACAACAACCCAGGGCGAGCATGGCAATATGGTTCCCCTATATCAACATTTGGTATATCTTCGGTAAACAATAATATATCATTCCCAACAAGTAACATACCATCACCCCAAACATCTGTGAAAGATTACAGGATGGCTGAATTTGGTATACCTAAAAATACAACCCCACAAACCCAACCAAAAACATTTACAGAACGAGTTATAAGCCCTTTAACCCAAAATTCTGGAGATATAACCTATGTAGGGAGGTATGGTCAAAGTTTACGATTTGGGAATAATAATGGTGACCCTATCACCATAATACGAAATGGTCAATCCACACAAACTGGAGATTCATGGGTTCCTATATCTGAAAATATATCTAAAGATCCATCATCTTTATACTTAACTACCACACAAAAATTACCATTTGCTTTAGCAAATGAAAATTTCAATTCATATTCCACCCCTCCTATAACTCCATCAACATACACTTTACCCCAAGCGGTATTAATATCAGATAGAGTAGTATTAAATGCTAAAACGGATAGTGTATTAATTAGCGGACATAAATCAGTTGGTATATCATCTAATGATAGTGTGAATATTGAATCATTAAATAAATTATACCTACATAGTAATGATATTAGATTAGGTCCCAACCCATCATCCGCAACTGAATCCGCATTATTGGGGGATACAACAGTTACCCTACTTACCCAATTATGCATTGCATTAAAATCTATGGCGGATGTTCTGGAAGTATCCCAAATATTACCTGGAGGTGTGCCGGTACCTGACCCTGCAGGCAATATAGTAGGAAGTAATGCTTCAACAGTAATCCAAACTATAATTGACAATTTGAGTAAAATCAAATCCAGTTATATTAAATTGAAATAATATCTAATCATGGACCCAATCAACACCCTTAATACCCCCGAATTATCATCCTCAGGAAGTAACAATGATATTTCTTATGTTGAAGGGATAGTTATAGATGCATCCACTAACCAACCATTGAAGGGAGCTAAAGTAGCTTCAGTAAACGGTGCACAATTGGATACTACCAAAACCGGAGTTGATGGTAAATTCAAGATAATGATTCCATCATTAGACAATTCCCTCAAAATATCCTTGAAAAATTACACCACCACCCAAATAAAACCATATAAAGGAGACAATACTCCCAAACAAAACCTCGGACCAATCCCTCTACAACCAATAAAATCTGATGTTACTGAAGATAAACTGAAATCCCTTCAGATGGACGATACCCAATTAAAACTTACACTACAGTCCAAGAAAGACAGTGAGTTTTTTACCCGTAAACGACTCACCCAAATATCAAAGGATCTTAAAACCCAATTATTACCGTTGGCTCTTAACATGTTGGCTCAATATGGTATCTCCAAAGCAAGTGAAATCATTCAACAATCTCAACCATCTATTGATGAATATGTGAATAATTCAACATGCCCCACTCCTGAAGTAATCCAACAGTTAATAACTACTAAAAACAATATATATAAAAAATTAAATTCCATTGCGGTTGTCATAGATAGTTCA